ACTCAAGCAAGCAAGGCTCAAACGTTCTTGATCTATTCGGCGGATCGGGCTCAACGCTAATTGCTTGCGAGAAAACAAACCGTAAAGCATTCTTGATGGAACTCGACCCTAAATACTGCGATGTCATCATCAACCGATGGCAAGACTTCACAGGCAAAGAGGCCGTTCTTGAATCTACGGGCGAGACATATAACCAGCTTGCAGGCCTGCGGGAGGTGGCGTGATGGCAGTACCAAGAGGTCAGCGATCAGCATACGCCGTGACACCTGCGCTAATCTCGAAGGTCGAGGCGCTCGCAGCTACTGGCTTGACCATCGAACAGATTTGCAGCGTGATCGGCTGGTGTCCTGATACGCTGTATCGAAAGAAAAAAACATACTCCGAGTTATCCGAGGCATTAAGAAGAGGCCAAGACAGAGGCATTGCCACCATCACAAATGCACTTTTCCAAAATGCCAAACAGGGCAATCTCGGCGCTCAGGTTTTCTATTTGAAAAACCGTGCTGGATGGCGCGATAAGTTCGATCAGGAAGTGACAGGGGCAGACGGCGGCCCGATCAAGACAGACAATAGCTGGACAATCAAAATCATAGACGGCAGAACCGATGCCTGAAATGACAATCCCCAGAAAGCTGCTGCCGCTGGTGACGAAGAAAAAGCGGTTCAAGGTGGCTTTCGGCGGCCGTGGCTCTGGAAAGTCGATGACCATTGCCGACATTCTGCTGATGCGAGCGCAAACCGAGGGCGTGAAAATCGGTTGCTTCCGTGAGTTTATGAACTCGATTGATGACTCAGTTCACGCGATGCTGGCGTCAGAGATTGACCGGCTGAAAATAGCCGGTTTCACCGTTTTTAATAATGCGATCCGCCACAAAAACGGGGCCGAGTTTAAATTCAAAGGACTCGCCAGGAATCCAGAGGGCATTAAATCGGCGCATGACTTCGGGATATTCTTTGTCGAAGAAGCGCAAACAATATCTTATGCCTCGCTCCGAAATTTAACGCCCACGCTCCGGACGGAAGGCTCAGAGCTTTGGTTTGCAGCCAACCCGCGATCCATGGCCGATCCTTTTTATCAGCGGTTCATCAAGCCATTCGAGAAGGAACTGCGCCGGGATGGATACTACGAAGATGATCTGCATCTGATTATCTGGGTGAATTATCACGACAATCCGTTTTTTCCCGAAGTCCTTGAGCAAGAGCGCCAGTTTGATAAAGCCAACCGGCCCGATGCCGAATATCGGCACATCTGGGATGGCGAGACACTTGATGAAGTCGCCGACTCAATCATCCCGACCAAGTGGTTTGATGCGGCCATCGATGCTCACCTGAAACTTGGCTTTAAACCGTCCGGGGCCATCGTTGCCGCTTATGATCCAAGCGATGAGGGCGCAGACAGCAAAGGCTTTGCCGTGCGGCATGGCTCTGTCGTGCTGGATGTGTGCGAAAAGATTGATGGCGATGTGGCCACGGGCACCGATTGGGCGCTTGAATTGGCGTGCAAGCATCGCGCTGATTGGTTTGTCTGGGACTGTGACGGCATGGGTATCAGTCTCAAGCGGCAGGTCGATTCGTTTTTGTCTGGCCGCAAGATTGACTATTTTATGTTCAGAGGCTCAGAGTCTCCGGAAAATCCGGGCGCGGTCTATGATGACGGCGGCGGGACGCGCAGCAAAAGCAATGGCGACACGTTCCGCAATCGCCGTGCTCAGTATTACTGGCGCTTGCGCGATGCGTTTTATGCGACCTATCGAGCGGTGGAGCAGGGCGAATATATCAACCCTGATGAGATGATCAGCTTGTCGAGCAGCATTGTTGCTCTGGATCAATTGCGCTCTGAAGTGTGCCGGATTCCGCGCAAGTACAACTCAAGCGGCAAAATCCAGATCATGAGCAAGCAGGAGATGGCGAAGAAGCCGTATGAGCTACCATCGCCGAACATGAGCGATGCCTTGATGATGAGCTGGTATCACCCGAGGACCAAAGCCGCTACGGTCGATATTGAATTTGAAGGATGGTGACATGGATTACAGCAATCACTCTGAATGCCTGGCATTGCTTGAAGAGGCGCAAGACGCAGACAAAGACAACCGCGAGGCCTGCCGGGAGGCGCATGCTTTCCTGAACAAACGTGATGGACAGTGGGAAGCATCCGTCTGGAACAGCCGCAGCGGCCAGCCGCGCTACACGTTCGACAAGTGCAATCCGATCGTCAACCAGATTGCCGGGGCGATCAAAAAGGCTGATTTTGACATCAAGGTTCGGCCATCGGGCGGCGAGGCGAGCAAAGAGACTGCGAAGCTGTTTGACGGCATCATTCGCAACATCGAAACAACATCAAGTGCCTCGACAATCTACAGCCGCGCAGGTCGAAACATGGTTGCGGCTGGGATTGACGGCTGGATGGTCGTGCAGAAATGGGCTGACGGTGATTCCTTTGATCAGGAGCTTGCCATCGAGTACATCCCAAATTTTTGGGACTCTGTGTTTTTCGATACCAACAGTCAGTCTCCAGATCGCTCTGATGCGAAGTGGGCACACAAGCTGACAGCCATGTCCAAACGTGCCTATGAGTCGAAATATCCGGATGGCTCTGGCGTATCGGTCGGTCAGGGCAAGCAGTTCTCAACGTATTACAACAAGCCAGATCAAGTGATCGTTGGCGAGTATTACTACGTCAAAGAGACCACAAAAACGCTGGTACAGATGAGCAATGGCGCGGTCTACGTTGAAGACGAAGGCTTTGCGATGGTGGCCGATGAGCTGGCGGCCTTGGGCGTCACTGAGAAATCACGGCGCACACGTCCGGCACAGTCTGTCTATCTGCGCCACTACGATGCAAGCGGCTGGCTGGATGAAGAGCAAGAGACCGTGTTCGAGTGGATCCCGCTCGTTCCGGCCTACGCAAACTTCAATGTGGTTGATAACAAGATTATTTACCACGGCGTAATTGAGAAGCTGTTGGACGCGCAGCGTGTCCATAACTACGTCATGAGCCGCTACGTTGGTGACGTGGCTCTATCGCCGAAACCAAAGGTCTGGATGACGCCAGAGCAGGCTGCCGGACACACCGGCAAGCTGGCCACAATGAACACCAACAATGACCCGGTGGCGCTTTACAACCATGTTGACGGTCAACCTCAGCCATATCGTGACGGTGGAGCCTTGCCGAATCCGGCGCTGGCCAGTCTTGCCGAGATCACGACCGTGGCCATTACGCAGGCATCCGGTCTGTTTGCTGCGAACATGGGCGAGAATCCAGCACTGCAATCCGGCGTTGCGATTGAGCAATTGCAGGAGCGCGGGGACGCGGGGACGATTGATTATTTCCAATCGCTCGAAGTCGCCATTTGCCACACAGCAAAAATCTTGGTGGCAGCAATCCCGAAGGTCTACGACTCTCGCCGGCAGATCAGAATCCTTGCCGAGGATGGATCGTTTGAAATGGTGACGCTCAACAACGTGATCGCCGACCAGCAGACTGGCGAGCCGGTCATACTCAACGATGTGAGCAAAGGCCGCTATGACGTGACCTGTTCGGCCGGCAAATCCTTTGGCAGTCGCCAGCAAGAAAGCGTGTCTGCGATCCTCGAAATGGCGCAAGTCGATCCTTCAATCGTCCAAGAAGGCTCTGATGTGCTGTTGAAGAACACGGGCGCACCCGGTCTTGATGTGATTGCAGAGCGCAAGCGTGCAACCCTGCTCAAGGCCGGTATCATTCCGGCATCGCAGATGACGGACGAAGAGAAGCAAGCCGCCCAAGCTGACGCCCAGAGCAAGACGCAGACTGACCCGGCAATGCTCTTGGCTCAGGCCGAGATCCTGAAGGCGCAGGCGCTGCAATCGAATGCCAACAACAAACAGGCAGAGCTCCAGATCAGAGCAATGGAAATGCAGCAGAAAGGCCAGTTTGATGCGGCGAAACTGCAGCAGCAGGGGCAGGTTGAAATGATCTCAGCGGCGCAGAAGCAGAAAGAATTTGACCTCAAGCTGCAGGCGATGGCGCAACAGATCACGCTGGCAAATCAGAAAGAAATGCGCGAGACGCAGCAGGCTGTGATCACGATGCAGAAAACGATGGCCGAGACACTGAACCTGATCAAGCAATCAATGGGGGTGGATGCGGTCCTCACGCCGTCCACGATCAACGCCTATCAAGAGCAATCCGAAAACCTGAGCGCGGCTTTGTAATTTTTTTGCATCTGTTGTATATAATTGCAACAGCAGAACGGGCCTGCTCAACCCGATGATTTTTACTCTCCGGAGATACCATGACTGACGAACAGCTTGATGCTGATGCCGTAGAATCACCCGCTGCCGAAATTGAAACCAGCGAAGATGGAACGGTTAATGCCGAGGAAACCCCAAGTCCGGCAGGGGAAGAAAGCAGCAGCGAAGAGAGTCTGCCGCTTGCCGCTCAGAAAATAATTGCCGAGCGTGCCTATCGTGAGCGCGAAGCCCGGCGCGAAGCTGAACAATACCGCCGCAAGCTGGCGGAGTATGAACAGCCGAAGCAGGGTGCTCCAGTCGTGCCAGACGTCCCGAACTATTGGGACTATGACAGCGATGAAGCATACAAGGCCGCGATCCGTCAGCGCGATGATCAAGTTCGCAAGGCGATCGCATACGAGCAGCAACAGCAGCACTATCTGAACCAGCAACAGCAGCGGGAGCAAGCCGAGGCCCAAGCGCGTAATCAAGCATTGGCGCAGAAGGCAGAGGGTTACTCTCAACGGGCGAAGAGTTTGGGCATTCGTCCGGAGGAGTTGCAGGTAGCGGGGCACATTGTTGCGTCTTATGGACTGCGTGAAGACATCGCGATGGCGATTCTTGACGATCCGGAGGGCGCACTTGTTACCAAATACCTGGCAGCGAATCCGAACGCAATTGCAAAACTCAATGGCGGCAATCTGATGACCTTTTCAGGCATCTATTCCGACATCCGCGCCAAGGCTGCAGGCTTAAAGCCGAAAACAAGCAACGCGCCACCGCCGGCCGATGTTTTGAAGGGTGGATCGCCCGCAAGACAGCGCGGCGTGCCGGGCGCAACGTTCGAATAATAGCAGCCGCAATCCCGTGGCTGCTCAGTTATGGAGTAGCCACACATGGCCAATAATCTGACAAGCAACACAACCAAAGAACTTGCCCGCGTTTTCCTTGAGAAATTCGAGGCATCCAAAGTCCTGTGCAAGACCGTTGACACTCAGCTGATTGACGGCAAATTCACTCCCCGCACTGGCGGCGAAGTCGCTGTTAAGCGTCCACACGATTACAACTCAATCCGCACTCCCGGCGGTGATATTTCCTCATCCACCAAATCCAGCCTGATCGCAGGTCAAGCCGTTGCGACCGTGCAGGACTACATCACTGTTGCGGCAGAGTGGGAAAACATCGAAGAGGCGCTGAAGACTGATCAGCTGGATCAAATCTTGGCTCCGATGGCCACCCGCATCATCACTGACCTCGAAACATCGTTGGCGGCCTACATGGACCGCAATGCTGGCCTTTGCTATGGCACTGTCGGCACTGGCGTTTCAAAGTGGTCTGATGTGGCAGGTGCTGGCGCTCTGATGCAAGCCACTGGCGTCCCTATGGACATGGATCGTTACTATGTGATGAATCCCTTCGCCACTACCAACCTTGCCGATGCTCAAAACGGCTTGGCGTCTGGCTCAAATGGTCTGGTCGATACCGCGTGGGAAAAGGCGCAAATCAGCCGCAACTTTGGCGGACTGCGTGCGATCACGTCCAACGCGCTCAACAGCTTCACCGATGCTGCGACCTTGACCGATCGCGCGGGCACCGTTGCTGGTGTGGTCAATACCTCTTACGGCCAGCACAAAGACACCATGCAGCAGCAAATGCAGGTTGCTGGCTTGAGTGCCTCAACGACTGTCAAAGCCGGGAGCGTGGTCGAAATCACTGGCCGCCATCGTCTCAACATCGCCACCAAGAATGTCGCGATTGGCGCTGATAACTGTGGTTGTCGATTGTCCGATTGACGCCAATGGTGATGGCGTGTTGTTGCTGACGGGTCCTGCGATCCTTGAGAACAACGGCCAATACAACACCATTGATTCAGCGCCCATTGCTGGCGATGTGATCACGGTCCTCGGCACCGCTGGCGCAACCATTCAATCCAACCTGTTCTACCACAAACAGGCGTTCGGATTGGCTACCGTCAAGCTGCCAAAGCTGTACAGCACTGACACGCTGGCAACCACTCAAGACGGCTTCAGCATCCGTGTCAGCCGCTATGCTGACGGTGACGCGAACACCCAGAAAGTGCGTTTTGACTTGCTGCCGGCGTTCGTCACCTTTAACCCGTTCTTCGCGGGTAAAGGCTTCGGCGTGGCTCCATGATTTAACGCAGCCTCTGGCCCCGCTTCGGCGGGGTTTTTTTCAAGGAGCAGACATGCCAAATCTGACGAAATATCGAAAGCCAAGCGGGGCGATTGTTGTTGTCAATGACTCGCCGGCCAACATCGCCCACGCAGCTAAACTTGGGTGGGTGAAAGCAGACGCCGACACCGAACCGTCCAAGCCAAAACGCAGCAAGAAGGCGCAGCCATGACAACAGCCGCTCAGGTCGTCAAACAGATACTCAATGAGATCAATGTCAGGGCGTCTGAGAGCGACTTGGCCGCTGACGAAGTGCAAGACACCATCTTCACGATGAACGCCTACATGTCCGATCTGGCAGCCTCTGGCGTTGATCTCGGCTACACCGAAGTTTCAGACCTCGGCGACACAATCA